CGTTCAAGCTCACGACGTATCTGCTCAAATATCCGTGCTATATACTGCGCGGTATTAGCAGACCAATCATGGTGCATTCCGGTACGTTCCGCTTCAATTAATTTACGTATCTTTGGCAGATGTACCGCAAGCACCTTGTTCAGTAAGGTCATGTAGCCATTCGTGATACTTCTATATTCACGCTCTATTTGTTTTGGATAATGGTACACACCCTTACATTTGAGTTTCTTTCTACCGCGAAACTTCGGCTTGACAATCTCATATATTGTTTCAGCGTAAGCGTTCATGCGTTTCTCCCCATGAAAAAGCACCATACCGAAGTATGATGCTCTACGTCTTTTGTATGCGTTGTTAATGTGGATAGACTGTGACCTGTTTCATCTTGAGTGTATGGGTATAGGTGTGACCAACGTGCGTTAGAAGTGATTTTACGGGGTTATGCAACTTTCTCAAAGAGTTCTGGCGCATACAGATAGTCCTCTCCAGATTCGTCAACTATACGAAACCAATCACGCTCAACAGACAGCACTTCGTATTCTTTGCCGTTTGTTAAGCCTAATGGTGAAGTTTCACCTATGAATTTAACTTTCATAGAGCCATAGCCTTCCGTCTCGATATCTCGGGCGACTTGAGTTGATTATACTCGCATTGGTCACACGTTTCATCAATGCCATTTGTGCTGACCTGCTTGTCGTAGCATTCGCCCTCGTTAACGTCTCTGTTATACAATTTGCACGGGAAGTAAATGTCTTTAATTGTATTCTCTGAACTCATCTTTCAACCCCTCCAAAAGCTCGTTCATCCAATCGTAAAACTCATCTTTTCTGTATGCGGTAGCTGCGAAACCATTTACGTCTATTACTGCTGCGTTTCCATTCGTAGAAATATACAGGTTTACGTTGCCTTGGTCGCACATAATTACTGCGTTGTCAACAAACGTCTGTGCCTCTGCAATAGTTATACCTCGTTCCTGTGCGTGTAACCCTACACCCGTTACAGTTACGCTCGTCGGCATCTTTACTGTACCAGCCAAATTCGGCGCAAATCCATCATTAATAAATGATTGTAACCGTTCATCGTGCTTGCTATAGTCCGTCGTTTCGCGCAGAATCTTAATGCCTGCATCGTTTGCAGGTAAGCCGTCCTTGAACGGCACATTAGCTCCGTGCCAATTGCGAAAACAATCTATTTCTGCACTATACGGCTCATCAGCATCGTATTGTTCTTTCCTATTTATTCTAACAGAATTATCAGCATTTGTCTAGTGGTTATCTTTGTCAACACCTTGCGCTGCAAGCAGTTTCAGCGACTCCCTGAACGGTGGGAACATATCATCGGCATACTTAGACGTATCTTTGAGGTCGAGCCATTTGCCCCTGCTCATTTCATCCTTATCTGTTTTCGGTTTGCCTGTGTATTCGCTGCACAGATAGACATATGGATTCCCGTATTCTTCAAGGTCGAGTTGACCGAGTTTTGTCAAGTCGGTTGGCGTGATATTAAATTCTTCTTGTGCTTCGCGGATAGCAGCTGCTTCTGGTTCTTCACCATCTTCGATATGACCGCCAGCACCGCATAGCTGTCCGTTGTCTGAACGGATGCCGCATAAGACTTTACCGTCTTTTATTATAAGTACGCCTACACCTTTTGGCTCACCACTGTCCTCATCGGCAGTGGGATTCTTAGGGTTTTCGCCTTTACCCCAATTCCATTTCAGATTCCGTAACGCTTTCATTTTGCCCCATGCTTCTTTCAGCTTGGAGAATGATGCGCGATTCTTGGTGCGCTTGTTCAGGTCGTCGATAATGCGGTCTATTTCACCATCTAAGTCGTCGTTCCAATTCCCTTCGTCTCGTTTCTTGATACGTTCCGCTAGGTCTGCAATGATACGCGCTATCTCCGCTTCTACAACAGAGTCGTCGCCCTCTGGCTTAGCCCAATTCTCCTTGAGTTTTTCAAAAGAGTCGTTCTGTTCGGGAACTTCATCTGACGGCTCTCCCGTTGGTGGCGGTTCTTCCTCTCCACCTTCTGATGGTTCGCCCTCCCAATCCTCGTAGCCTTCGCCGCCCCATAATTCATCATCGTCCATATCGTCGAGCATTTCTTCTACATGGAAATCTTCGTCGGCAGCAAGTGCTTTGCGTATCTCTTTATCGTATAGCACACCCATATCATAATAGACCTGTGCAGTCTGTGCGCGGGTCTGTTGGGTGGATGCTTTCTTAGAATCCATTTCAGCCTGTTCTTCTTCGGTCATAGACCAGAGCTTATTGAACTCAAGCTTTATCTTTGGCAGCTTGTCAATCTTTTTCTGTGCCATTCCAGCACGGACGATAATGTCTAGCAGGTACGTGAGATTCCCTTTAAGCGCAAGCTTCTGTATACGCTCTACATAATTATACCAGCCTTCATAATCGCTCTCGCCTGTCGCGTTCTCACCAGCGGGTGAACGCCCAAACAGAACCGTCTGCGGAATGTTCGTTACTGCGGATAGCATATTGCAGGTTGTGTCTACTATTTCCTTGACACCTGCAAACGTCAGTGATTTGAAATCATAGTCCTCGCCGTCAGCATCTATCGTGACGCTTGTAAAGATACCCCTTGCCATATCTATAGCCTGTAGCCGTTTCATGACCATATCTTCGCCCTCAGTAGTCTCAAGTGTAGCCGCGAGGTTTTTCATCTTGTATATAGCCTGTACTGCACGGTCTAATAACTTGGGCGCATTACCGTGCGCAACTATCGCGTCCTTGAGTTCTCGCTTTATCCGTATGTATTCAGGCGCACCCCAAAATCTGTACTGCGGCTGCATCGTAAGTTCAGGCAGTATGCCATTCTTGAATACTAAGCATCTGCTATGATGAACCCTGAACCGACCATACATACTGCTTATGTCGTAGAAGTCGGGCATACCAAATGTCTCGCCGTGATACATGGAAACCAAATCAGGTGTGACCAATGGACGTTCAAAGATACGGATTTCTTCGATTTTTTCTATTCTTTCGATGTTAAGCTCATCTTCAAGTTCACCGCCATCATCGACTATCATTACTGCTAACGCGCCACCGTATAACCGCGCCCACTTGATGGCTGTTATCGCCTTTGTCTCAAAGTCAAGTTCTTCAAGCATTGACGATATGTATTCTTCAACGTCAGGTGTCTTTAAGCCGAGGTCGAACCCATGCTTGAGAGCTTCTTCCGCAGGTGCATCTATAATCTTGGAGAACAAACCGTTTTCTTCGTACTGCGCTGTAAATATCTGGTCGGGTACGAATCCACTTTGACTGAAATTATAATGCTCTGATGCGTCGCGCATAGTGCCGTACTTGTTCATCATGTTAACGTAGCCGTCTGTGTTGAACGTTTTGCTGCTGACTGTCATTGATTTTCACCCGCCTATATTTTATGCACAGTATTACCACGATTCAATAATATGCTTATTCTTGCCGTGTCACGGAGTTTCGCCCGGGGTCAAACCATGCACTTCTTTATATAATTCTTCCCATTCAGCGATAGCTGTTCGTGCTCTTTCTGATGCTTCTGTATACCAATCTTTATATTTCTTCGCAGCATCCCAACCATCCTTGTCTGCTATTTCGCCAATTCTTTTTGACACGGCTTCATAATGCGCACTCGCATCTTTTGCCTTATCTTCTGCACTCTTTAGTGCCTGTTTGACATTTTCTTTACTAGAGCCAGCACCAGTTGTTCCCGACCCTTTACTCGCCAGAAACTCATTAACAGCTTCTTCTTTCGTCTGACCGCCTTTGATAGGCACGGCTGCCCCGTTCATCGTTATCCACTGGATATCATCATCTGCGTCGCGCCTTGCATCACGCCTTGCACGGAATCTGACTACTGGGTCGTCGCTCTTGCCGTCCAGCCTTTGCTGGCGTCGTTTGTAATATCGCTCTACTGTGTTCATCTTTGCACCCCTTATTCATATTTTATGCAGTTTCAAAAGTGTTTTCCTCGTAATTTTCCTCACTTCTACTCATTTTCTCTGCATATTATGTATATTTATCCGCTATATTCTTTATATGAGCTTGTTGCCTGCGGTGTCCACGAGAATTTTGCTGTTTGGGTATATGGGTATAGGTGGAATCCTTGTCCGTTTCCGGTGATTACAGGGCGTTTCCGCTATATGAGAGCAGACAGATTGAATGTCTTTTCTGTGTAGCATGACAATACGACTGCATCAGCAATGTCGGGTGATGGCAGACCGCGCTTCTTTAGCGCGTCCTTGCTCTCTAGGATTATGCGCCCGTTGCTTGTCACCACGTATTTACGTGATGAGAACTCTGCTACCATATCAGTATTGTTCGGGAGCGACAGGTTGCCTTGCCGGAGTTCTTCACGTACTACCGCCCATAGGTACGTACCCATATTTGCATAGTAAAGAGCTGCGTCTTTGTCGGGTACTGCTGAACCGTTGTTGACACCGACCACTTTCATCCGTACCAGCTTTTCTTCGCGCCTTACTTCTTCTAGCCTGTCGGTAACGCCACCGCCTAGCCCTGTGTCGTCGATGTAGACTACTATCGTGCCCCTGTATTTCGGGTTTGCTGTGAGCGTATTCCTGTAGAGCAAGACGATATCGCCTACGGTTCTCATAAGGTCTTGACCGTGCCTTG